TTTTTTTTTCCTATTCGATTACCAGCTACTACGAGATGGTTTAGACGTTAACGGTACCACAGATTGAAGTTTAAAATCTTCCACGCTATACAGCAACGTATTCAATTCATCCAACCCTTCTATTCCGATACTGGTTTCAGTATCCCCTTCTTTGATTTCATAAGGTGATTTTACACCAGTGATCGCTTCAACTTGTTCTTGACTCCATCGCATGATATCTAACGATCGTTCAGAGATATTTTTCTCATTTCCCGTATCTAAGAACAATTGATAGATTCGTGTCTTACTATCCTGACCTAAACGGTGGATACGACTGATCGCTTGTTCTAAGATATACGTCCGATATGGACTGTTGATCAAGATCATGGTATCAGCCATGGTTAACGGTACCGCAGTACTTAAACTGTTGTACGTGGCGATCAATGGGTTTACATCGGGATTCTTATCAAAAGAAGATACGATTACATTGAGGTCTTTATTCGTTTTACCATAGACTAATAAAGGATTCAAGTCTTGGTCTTTACATGCTTTCATCGCGGTTTCTAATACTTCCACGAATGAGGTAAACACCACGGTTTTCTTCAATGTGCTTTGACAGATCTCACGGAAGGGGATGTATTGGCACATCGCCACGTGTGCATCCACACGGGCTTTTCCTACCACACGACCTAAACATTCACCTTGTATCTTTAAGGTGAGATATTTGATGATCGGTGCCACTTCTCTGAAACGTTTCACGTACGTCATGTTCGGTAAAGAAGGTTCGATCTTATTCTTCTCGTATTGCTTACAATAAGCGACTTCATCTGGAAGGAATCGAATATCGCCACCACTCTTTTGGATCGTACGAACACAGTCAAGATAACGTTTATAAGCGGCTTGATCTCTAAACCCTAGGCTGCGCTCATGTATCTCAAGACATTCTTGCCAAGTGGCGATATCTTCTTTCTCACGATCTTTATAATACTTCACGCGTTCAGCAATAAAGACGTTCATTTGCTCACGGATAGCCGTTAAGGTGAACTGTTTCCCATTAGGGATCTTCACCCCTTGAGTGATCATCTCAGGTTTATCTAACTCAAGACGTTCTTTCGTAATCACAAAGGACATCAAACCTAAACGGTGTTTGATGATGTCTAACCCTTTCTGAGCACTGTTACCAAAGATTTTACGGAATGCATTCTCTGCTTCTGGTGTAAAGGAAGGATCGATCGCTCGTAATAAAGGAATCAATTCACTTCCCATTGCTTTAAACGGTGTACCCGAAGCATGGATTACGTTCTCACTTCCACTCATGCGTACCAGATCTAACCAAGCTTGAGTACGAATCGATTTGATATCGTTCAAGTTATGGGATTCATCTAATACCATGGCATACTTGAATTTACCAAAGCTTGCTTGATGATGAACTTTAGCTTTCTCGATTGCTTCGTAGTGATAGATGAACAACTGCGTATCTGGTTTAGGTTCATCATTCATTGCACTATTCCAGTACTTTAATGGCTGTTTAAAGTGCTTAAGCATATCGTCCACCCAAACGCGTTGTAACGCATTTTTAGGACACACGACGATGATTCTATCGACTCCCGCTAACGTCGCTGTCACGAGCGAAATATACGTGTTGTGCGTGACGATATAATCCTCGATAACAAAGAGTTCATCTGGATCATCGATCTTGATACAACGCGTATTACGAGTACCGGCTACTTGGATAGACTTCAACCATAATCCTTGACAATGGAAGCCATACGTGGTAGAGACGATCCAGCCGTCTTTGGTTTTCTCAAGATGACTCACATCACCTTTCGCCCAATAAAGACGTTGTAAACGTTCCGCTAATTCCTCATCTTTCAGATACGTGTCTAATCCAAAGTTGTCTAGATCACTATAGACATCTTTACGGAGTAAGATCTGATTGATTTCACCCGTGACATCTTCAAAATCTTTTACCACTAATGGGATATGAAGGTGTTCACCTTGTTTAAACCGTTCTAATACTTCACTGAATGGTAAGGTGATGTGTTTGCCTTTCTGATCCACGATATTCCATAAGTGATCAATATCACAGATACAGCTACGACCATCTTCAAAGATCAGCTTATACGTAGGACGATCCACATGATCGTAGATACCCGTTACTTTTGTTTCAGTACCTTTAGGTGTAAGGATGATATCTCCTTCTTTCAGATGACGGATCTTTTTCCATCCATTAGGGATTTTGACTTTCGTATCTAAGTCTAATGCCTTACCACTACCCGGCGTTCCATTTAATAAAGCTCCACGTAAACGATAACGAGTAGGGGTATGATTATAATACTCTAACCATTCTTGTTGGAATGACTTAGGCGGGTAATTAAATCGATCTAACTTCTTCATGTCTAATCGATCTAATACTGGATTCTCACTGATTACATCCTTATAGAACGTTTGTGTTTTAAGTTTCTCGACGATATCACGAATCGTTCTGATCGGAAGATAGTGAGTTTTCTTCGGTGAATTCACTAATGTTTCAAAGATATAAATCACATCGATCAAGAAGAATTTATAGAACTCCATCTTAGACGATGTGAGTGATTTAAACATGTGTTTTTCGATCACACTGGTTTTCCAGAAACGAGAAATAAAGTTCGCCATATCGGTGGCATTAAATCCCGTGATGATGATCGTTTGTTCGGTTTCGGTTACCTCGATACCGAAGAGGTTACGTAGTGTACCAAATATAGACATCTTTTTACCTCTACCCCGCAACTGAAACTATCATGTTGTTCAATGCGGTAAACTGACGGTTCAGTAACGCACATTGACGGCTATAAAGACTAATACAGAATTGAGAATAATAAACAGACGTCATACTGCCATCTTGTAAGAAAGACACGAGTGCTTTCCCGAATGATTTACGGTCGTTCATCTTCTCGTTCAACCTGTTCTTCTCGATTAACTTATCTAACCCTTTCTCATTCAAGACAAAGCCTTGTGAGATCAGATCATTGTTTTCGTTGGTTAAGAGCTTACGATTACGCTCGATATCTGCTAAGAGTTCTTTGATCGCAGCCATATACGGTTGGTATTCTTTCTCAGTCAGATAAAGCTCTTGATACGCCATACCTTTAAATGCCGCACTATCCGTAATCTTAGGAATCGCTTTACGCAGTTCGTCCCGTAAGGTAAACCATGGGTTGCGGTTTTCTACCTTAGCTTGACTGATCATTAAATAGAAACGATCGGTAAATGGTCCTTTGAATTCAATCTTCTTAGCCGCTAAGATATCCTTACATTTATCACGATACACGCTACCCATCTGATGATAGTACGTAGACGCATCGACACGACTGAATTGTTTCGCATAATCTGAAACCGTTGCTTCAAACACTTCAGGATGGAAGATCTCACGCATCTTTAATGCAAGGCTTAAATAATGATCCGCTAAGGATTGTTCATATTTCAAGAGTTTAGGATCTAATGGTTTAAAGGCTTTATTAAACGCAAATAAACGCCAGTCCTGTTCACGAATCGCAAACACGAATCCATCTTTCGCTACTTTATCGTAATTCACTTTTCCATCTAAGATTAGCTTCATGCGTTTCTTCAGATCTACAACAGTATTGACGTCTTGAAGGAAATCTTTCTTTCCAACTGCTTCTGCAAACTTTTCACATTTGCTTTTAAACTTCGGATCTTGTTTTACTTTCCCTTCTATTAATAAAGTCGCTTCATCTTGTAACGCATCGGCTGCTTTCTTCACCACCTTTTCTTTTGCAAAGATATCACCTAATAGGTGACGGATCTTGGTAGCGAATTTAGATAAGAGTTGACCAAAGGTACGGCAAGCGGATAAGAACTTTTCCCAGATCGCTTTTAATAAGTCGTAGATTTTAGACGCTAATGTTTTTAATCCATCGATGATCCCTTCATTTGACACGTATTGACGATAAGGATTATCTAAGTCAACCGATTCCATAGAAGGGATATACGTGGAATAACCTAAGATCGATTGTTGAGTAAGATGACGGTCGATATTAACCACATCTCGAATATCATGCTCTAATGCATGATGAAAGTCGGTGAAATTAGTAAATGATTGGTTCATTTTTTGTTCCTTTGAATATAAATCGATCTTAGTGAGATTACGACTGGTATTGCGCCATCACATCAGCCATACGACCTGCTGCTTCTACGTTCTGAGAAGTCATGTGATTAATCATAGCGTAGAACTCGACTTGTTCCGCTACGCTATAGATCAGGGAAGAAAGCGTCTGCATGATACGGCTGTTCACTAACTGGTTATTTTGGTTAGAACGCATCGAGTCAGAGAGATGACCTAAGTTATCGTTTAATACTTTAACGGATTCTTTTAGACTCGCCACATGAGCAGATTGTTGATGATCAACCAATATCTTCATATTCTCAGCGTAGTCCTTTACTTGCTTCATATTGCCAAAGGCTTTATGGAAATCGATCACGATATTCTTACTGGTTGGCTTATAATATTTCGCTAACTCTTTCTTGAGTTTATCGATATCGATCAGATGGATCTTGTGATTATGCGTTAATGAATTCAATAAAGCTGGGTTATTAATTAATTGTCCCACAAAAACATTAAACGGTTTAATTACCGCATTTTCGATATGGATAGCTTGATCATTCGCTTCCACTAAAGCTTTTGTATAATCCGCTAAGTTACCATTAAACCCTTCGATACAAGGTACCTGATAACGTTTTAACTCAGGATACTTCGCTTTTTCCGTAAACGCTAAAATGGTTTCTGCTTCTTTGTGGGGATTTAATCCACGTGAACCAAAATAAGCCGTAATCGGATTTAATAGATTCGCTGTAAAAGTTTTCGCCGTATCGACCATGCTGCTGAACTTGCTGACCGATTTAGAGGTAGAATAGTTTTCATTCACCTGTTCTAATGCGACAAATTGACATTGAAGGTGAAGGTCTTTTAATGTAGGTTGAGTACTCATTTGAATGAACCTTATTTGTAATACTTATTTTTAATTATTTTTTCGAAAAAATGCAGGTGACGATTAAGTACAAATGCATAGAATTTCAAAGAAACTATCCTATTCGTTTGTATGCGTAACCATTTAAATCAATATTTAGAGGAAAATTAGAAAAATGAGCAATCCATTAATTAAAGTCATGGCAGTGAAAGGTTTGATGAAAGAAGCCTCACCGGTAAAACCCGTGATCAATATCGGAGGTATCTTCGATATCTTTAACCATGTCCCTGTAAAAGGAAAATGGGGGAACGTCATCGTCAATGGGGGGTGTTGGCCATCTACGGGTATCAGTGGTCCAAACAACAGTTTTAAGTCGACTATCAGTAAATATATCTTATTAAGTATCTTTGACCGTTGTATGAGCAGTACGGGGTTAAGTTTCGATACGGAAGTGAGTGGTACCGCAGCGTATCGTTATACGCAATTAGCACAACGCTTTGTCCATGCAAAAGATATCGACTTTGAAGATACCGATCGTTGGATATATACTACCAACGTAGAGACTTACGGAGATGAGTGGTGGCAAGCCGTTAAAGAATACTGCGATGCAAAAGTGGATGCAGCAAAAGAAACCCAATGGACAACACCAATGGTGGATAATGATGGGAAATATATCAAAGGGTTTATTCCTACCGTAGCGGAATGTGATAGTCTTTCTTCTTTAAATATTAAAACGGTAGAAGATAAATACATCGACTTAGCTGCCGGTGATGCGAAGCGTAACATGGAAGATATGGCGAACATGAAAGCCAAAACCAAGATCATCCGTGATATGCCTGTCGTGTGTAACCGTAGTGGGTTATACGTGGTGTTTACCGCACACGTAGGTAAGAAGTTTGACCTTGACCCTTATAATCCGTCCATGAAACGACATCAAGCTCAGAAAGGTAACCGTACTATCAAATACGTCCCTGAGCAGTTTGACTATCTCATCAATAACCTTTACGATATTAATGATGCACGTCCATTGATTAACAACAATACAAAAGCCCCCGAATTCCCTCGTCATCAAGGTGATGATGTTGCGGGTGATACCGACTTGATGGAACTCACCATTACTATCTTACGTGGTAAAGGGGGTGGTACTGGATTAACGTTCCCATTGATCTGTTCACAGTCGGAAGGTGTGTTGATGGAGTTATCTCAATTCTGGTATCTTAAATGTTGGAAACCGGATAGCAAATCACCAGGTTGGGGTTGTGAAGGTAATCTTCAAAACTATAACTTAGTGATCTATCCTGATGTAAAACTCAGTCGTACAACGGTACGTGGTAAGATTGATAGCGATCCTAAATTACGTCGTGCATTACAGATCACCTGTGATCTCCTCATGTTACACCATATCGACCAAATGAAGATCCCACGTGAATACCGTGATCGTCTGTGTGATATCGAAACCCTTTATAAAGATATCAAGGCGTTAGGGTATGACTGGGATGATATCCTTGAGAATACCATCGGTGAATGGAAGTTCCGTGAAGAATGTCAAGAGAAACCAACCTTAACCATCTACGACTTGTTAAATATCCGTGCAGGTGTCTATACTCCATACTGGAAACAAGAAGGTTGGTTAAAAGAGAAACGTCAGGATATGACACCGTAAGGGATACGTATTCATGTATAAGATCTTAATAGCGGGTAGTCGGGGGTTTACCGACTACCTTAAATTTAAAGGGTATGTAGATAAATTCCTTTCCTCACTGGATAAAAAAGACATCATGATCATCGAAGGGGGTGCCAAAGGTACTGACCATATGGCACACCAATATGCCGTTGAGAAAAATATCGATGTCAAGACCTATCCAGCGGATTGGGAAACCCATGGAAAGAAAGCAGGGATGATTCGTAATCGAGAGATGGGCGAAGCCGCTACCCATGCGATTATTTTCTGGGATGGACAAAGCAGAGGCACGAAGAACATGATCAGTATCTGTGAAGAACTCGGGATCAGTCTTCGTACAGTAAGGGTAAAGCTCGATGAACATACGCGAAAAGATAATCAATCACCTGGCGGATCGATTGAATGATATCGTACCTGGGTCAGAGATGATCCAGGTCTATAAAGACCGCATCATGTCAATGACCGATGCACAATTAGAAGCTTGGATACAAGCCTTAGAAAATGGGGTACAAGATTATCCCGATATGAGTAAGCCCGCTACCTTCGTCACACTGATCGTACCGAACTTAGATAAGAAGAATGATTTAAATATCGAACGGAATCTGAAGTTAGCGAAGAAGATGGGTCATGAATTCTTTCAACAATGTTGGTTAACCAATCCTGTTACCGGTCAAACTAGTTTAACCAATCGACGTTATCTAACCATGTTATTACCTATCCGTCGACAAGCGCAAACGTTAGACGCGAAGATCAGCTTAGCATCGGATACGAAACAAGTCGACGACTTAACGGGTCAAGTAACCGGTGATAGTAAAGCTTCATCTATAAGTTATCCTGAACTTCAGATGTTGGATGCTCAAGGCTTGAAGTACACCTTATTTGAATTGATCAAGATCAGAGGTGGAGATGAAGAAGCATTACGGATCACCACGAAGTCTTTACAAGAAACCGGTATCTTTAGTCAAACAGAATTAGACGAATTAGATACTACGGCTAAAGTCAACCGTGCCTTATCGGTATTATTAAAAGGCATGCACTTGAATAACAACTTAGTCGAATAAATCACGTAGGTAGAAGGAGTGTTTCCTTCTACCTATATTTTTCGGAATTATGTTTCATGATTATACTAGACGAATACGATGAAGAAGAACTTTTCAATGATATCTTACTTCATTACCAAATCAAATGTCGTATCGAGGGAGAGCACGAAGCATTTGAACACTATAACCACTACGTGAAAACGCATCTCCCACACTTACATCAACATTTTTTAATAGCCATCGAAAATAAGGAAACCCCATGCTAGAAATATTTATCGCTCGTTTAAGACAGTGGGTCAAACGACTGATCAAACGCTTTAAACGAAAGTCAAAAGAAGCGAATGATAAGTTAAGTCCTGAAGAACTTAACCGAGTGTTACATGAACGAGCTCGTATGATCTACGATAAAGAGAAAAGTTATCGACAGAGCTATAAGTACTATATCACAGATCTCCCACATGAACATCGTGACTTTACAGCATTCAAGAATGATCTGAATCGGATATTCATTTTACTTCATCTTCATGAGATTAAATATAGCGATGATGAGATCGAATACGTTAAACCGTTCTGTACGAATGTTCGATTAATTCCGATCAGTCAAGAGAAAGCAGGGAAATACCCTCGTAAGATGGTTTTCAATTTTGCTAGTAAATACTATCTCATCAAAGATATTCATGATCTTTACGAGAAAAAGAAAAAAGTGAAAAAGAAAGGGGTGAAACATGGAAAATAATTTTGACTACAGCAGTCCTTATTACCTTGAAGTATTACAACAACTCATCACGGATTACGAGAAACATCTGACTCGTAATACCCCAACAAAAGATCCGAATGATGAGATGATGATCCTACGGGAACAGATCAAGACTTTCTTGATCTCGTATAGCCTCAGTGATGACTTCGTTGCTGTATTGAATAAAGACATGGTCGGTAAACTCTGGGATACCTTACGTGATGACAGCATGAAACCCGTACGGAACTTTGTCTTTCATTTAGCAATTAAAATGAAATTGCTCTATCGTGAAGCAGGTTGGAATGAGATCATCGAGAATCTCGCTTATGCGTTTGATCTACGAGGAGAATATCCAAAGAATGATTTTAGTTATAAGCCTTTATCGGTTCAATTGGATATTGATGATGATACTTATGCACAATTACCTAGTAAGGACAAACTGGTTGAATTATTCAAACGGAATCCATGGTTGGTCATTGTCAGTATGATCACCTTGTTACGAGGTTAAGATGAAGAAAATCTATTGTAGTTTGGATGAGATCTTTGATAGTCGGTTAGGTTTGATGTCGATGATCGATCAAGAGAAGACATCTAATGCGATCTATGGTGATCATCCAGAATACCTCTATCGCATGCATGATAGTTATCTCGCCGAAGCGTTAGGGATGACGGAGGCAGAATGGTATCAGAGATGGGATAACCGTACAGTAGAAGTCTTAAAGAATAGTATCTGTACGCATATCGTAGAGATCATCGGTCAGAGTTGTTTCGATTACTTCCAATCGGATGAAGAAGCCTTAGGGACAAAATACATCCGATTAGATATCAATACGTATCCTTACGAGTTTGATCTACAGGATCAACAAGCTTTAACGGATGTGTTGAAGGAACTTACCCCATTGGTTAACGAAGTGAACTACGTCAGTTATACATTAGAGACATTAACATCAGAGGTATTGAAACAATACGATGAATGTTACTTGTACGAATTCCATCGATGGATGGATATCCATGGTGAGAAGTTAAAGGGAAAATATTTCTTAAACATGCACTTGTTTGTGCCTCGTTTATTCTGGAAGAAGATGACGGATAAGGATTATACTGAATTGACGAAATCAGAAGAAGGGAAGATGTTGTTTGATTTAGACATCTTTAAAGTGTTTGAAGCGGCATTAAGTCCACAGTTCCAGCTGACATATATCGCTGCATCTGACTTCAGTGCAGCGATATTTGAAAAAGTGCGTAAGACGTCTACGGTTCCGGATCTAGACCAGTGTCAAAACCAGTCCGTTTTTGAAACTGTTGATACGTTTCAAGCTGATCCCCGATCATCGTCTCACCCTCAATCAACGGCTTCTGAGGGATCTTCGTAATATCAGGTTCATCGATTTGATTATTCAAGAGAGTAGAAGGATTTCCTTTATTACGAGCAATCGTATTTAGGAGCGTTGCAATGTTTTGGTTAACAGCAGCTGAGTTTTGTTCATCTGCTTTTAATCGTAACATGGCAAGTTCTTTATCTTGTCTCATCTTCTCGATGACTAATGCTTGTTTCTCTACGTCTCGGATTGCCGCAAGGTAGTGTCCTTTATCGTCAGGTTCAAGACTTTCTAGTTTACCCTCTGTCGCCTCTTCGATACGTTGAATAAAGTGGATTCGTCGAGCTTGTGCAAACTCTTTATAGTCGAGCCCCGTCATACCTGTACTATATTCAGAGGTTTCTTTTTCTTCTGATTGTTGTTCGATACTCATTCGTATAGATCCTTATATTGTGGGTAACGTACTATCGTTTTTACACTTTTATATTACCTATTAGAGAGGGAGTTTTTGACTCCTTTCTCCGTTTTACAAAAAACGTATTAATCTCTCTTTATAATAGAACTGGATAGG